CTATGTAGCATAGCTATACGTCTATTTTGCTCTCTTGTTACTTTATCTACTGTATAGCTTAATAACTCTTTTAGTTCTTTGTATTCTGCCTTTGTTATGTTTGCCTCTTCGTTCCATTTACCTAGTGGGCATTGTGCAAACTTTAGCCTAGTCTTTATATTCATAAAACACCCGCAAAGTTTATACTCCTTTTTTCTATACTTTACCGTATCGCCTACTATTGGCGTACCGCAAGTATTACTTTTCTTTTTAAAAAACTTACACTTACGGCAAGTTGTTAGCCTCTGGTTTTGTACGTCAGTCGGTGCAAACATTTACTTTATCTTTTAGTTGTTTCTTTACTTTTCTTACTGTATTAAATATTGATATTTTAGGTATACCCGTCTCGTCTGCTAATTCGTTATACGTTAGGTTACTCTCATAGTATAATAAAAAAAGGTTACGCTCGTAATAGTTAAACGTCTCTAGGGTAGTATCTAGGGTTTGTTTTAAACGCTCTTTATAGTCTTGGGGTGTATCTATTACCTTTACATTTAGAAAGTGCTCTAAATCGCTTATATCTGTTTTTACCTTGTTTTTATTATATAGTATTCTCTTACGGTAAAATTGAGACTTTTTACTAAGCACTCTAACGGCTATTATTTTCTTTAGATAATTTAGACCGCCACCCTCTGCATATATCCATAGTAAGCGGTTAGTATCACTAGTTAATAGTTGTAGGTATACGTCTTGTACTACGTCCTCGGCTAGCCCCTTATCTCTTGTTAGTGGAGTAGCAAAGCGTACGAGCGCTTTAAAATGCTCGTAAAGTGCCTCTATTATCGTTTGCCTTTTAATGGTTTTAATTTTAAACGGCTACTACATATAGCTAGCCTTTGTTTTTCGTTCTTATATTCGCTATTCATTACCTCGTCTATCATGCACCGTTCTATAAATTCTTTATTTGTCTCGTTAGCTTTTGGTTTAGGTATAGGCATATATTAAACTTTTAAATAGTTGTCTATTGTTTCTAGTGTTTGCTCTAGCCCCGTACATACTACCGCCTTATATCCTTTAGCGTTTAGTATCTCTAGTACTTTTTTTTGGTTAGTACTAGGGTAGTTACCTTTTACTTTCAGCTCCAGAGCTAGACCGTTATATAGTACCCCGTCAATAGTGCGAGGCTCATATATAAAAAGGTCGGGAAAACCCGACTTGTAACCGCAAGCCTTATTTTTTACTCTTTGGCTTACGTACTTTTGATATTGACCGCCCGCGCTACCGTTATAGAATACGTTTTTATACTGCAAGTCTAAGTATATACATACGTTTTTTTGTAGTGTATACTCGTCAGCTTTACGGCTCTTAATTTTCATAGCGGTAAAATACTACAAAAATTATACCCTTACAATAGCTAAACGCCTAATTTTTAGGGCATAAAAAAACCCCTACCGTTTAAAGTAAGGGTTTGTTTAAATATTCTTTTATAGTTGTCTCACTACTACGCTCTCTAAAGGCTTGTTTATGTAGTGCGTTCTCTTGTTCTCGTATGGTTATTATATTACCCGTTCGGTCTATATCGTACCTAGTTAGCCACTCAAATAATATACCCCCGTCTATACGGTCGTATACTTTACCATACTTACCCGTTTTACCTCGGTTAAAGCATAGCCCTATATCGTATAGGTTAAACCTTTTAAACTCGTTATATATCATATACGAGGCGTCTACTATCTGCGTGTCGCTCATAGAGTTCTTAACATTATACCACTCTAATACCTCTATAATAAGTATACTAATTAGGTCTACTACCTTTTCGTTGCTTTGCTCTTTAGCTATTTTTTGTAAGCTCTTGGGCTTATGCTTTAATATTATATGCGCTAGGCTTGTTTCGTCTAGGTTTAGTACTTGTATTTTAAAAGCTCTGGGGTTATCTACTAGGCTTACCTCGTTAAAGGTTGTTACCGCGCTAGGTAAATTACTTGTACTTTGCTCTGAGCTTGTCCCTAAGAGCGCTACCGCTTGCTTTATTTTGTCCGCGTCCATTTTTTAAGTCGTTTATAATGTTAGTTAAGTTACTGTTAATTTGGGTTAGCTTAATCTGTTTTTGTAGAAACGGCTCGAGCTTGTCCCAACTATTTAAGATATATTTAAAACCGTCTATAGTAGTTTCGTCGTTTAAACCTTTTGAGCTAGCCGACTTCTTTAAGTACGCTATAATCTGTTTTAAAGCGTTACCCTCTGCCCCGTTTATTTTTGCGGGCATATCTAACCTATTTTTAATAAAAGCGTCGTAGACGCTAACACACTCTTTATATATGTTATTATTATTAGGTTTACTATCTGTAGTTTTAGTATATGGTATAGGTTTTACCTTTTGGTTATTTGCTTTTAACGGTTTGGTAAATTCCTTTTTACCGTTCGGTAAGTTGCTTTTTACCGTTTGGTATATTGTGTCGTAGTCTACAAATGCGTACCATTTAGTACGGTCGTACTTAGCCTTATTATAGTTACCTACCTTTATTACGTTTTGAGTTTCTAGGCTTTTAAGTATTCTACCTATTTGTCGTTCACTCCAGAACGGAAACAAAGACCTAAACGCGTTTATAGAGTTGTAGGTATATGTACTACCGTCGTACTCGTTTTTATTGTTGGCTTTGTTCTTAGCTATCCAAAACAATAAATTATAGATTACTATAGCCTCATCTACCCCGTAGGCTTTTGCGTGGTCTGTATGGAAACTATAAACCATTATTAACGTATCTAATAACCTTTTTAAAAGGTCGTTTTGTTGCCTCTGCTATACGGTCGGCATACTTAATAAAATACGTAGGGTCTTTACATATTTTATCTACTGTAGGGCGCGTTAGTTTTAGCGCTTTAGATATATCCGTCTTACTCTTGTAATACTTAAAAAGGTATACCTCTTGTTTATTTCTAGGTTTGTATAAGTTCATTTTGATATAGTTTAAATTAAAAAAAGAGTAAAGCCCCACTAGGGGGCTCTACTTAACCTACCTTAACTAACTAACTAAAAGGGTAGGTTATCCTCTGCTAAGTCTTTAGGCTTTGCCTCTGGCGTTGCTGACGGCGTCGTAAACTCCTTAGAGAATTGTACCGCGTCGTTACCCTCTACAAATTGTACGAAACGCTCGGCGGTTTTCATAACGTCCTCTATAGTTGGTTTTAGTTTTGGGTCTATAGCCCAAAAGTCTACCGAGGCTTTTAACATACTTTGGCGTACTATCTTTACTTGCACGTCGTCAGACTTACCAAAGCTACGCGAGGGGTTACCATAAGGTACGCTAGGTTTAGCGTATACGGGTTTAATCTTAGGAAACTTACCGCCTATATATTCATAGTCCATTGTAGCGCCTACCTCAAATTTATTTTGGTCTACGTGAATACTAGAGTATTCCCCTACCGTTCCGTCGGTAAATAATACCTCAAATTTGTGAAAGGTTTTACTACCGTCTTTTGTACTCCAAGAGCCGTTACTTTGTACGCTCTCTACTGTACCGTTTTTAATTTCTGCCATTTTAATAGTTTTTTGCAATTAGTTCTAAATAGTTGTTTAAATCGGCGTAACTGTTTTTATGTAACCCCGAGAGGCTAAATTTAGTTAGCGCTTTGTTTTTAAAGTCTGTAGCTACTTGTACGTCTCTAGCGTGTAACTGAAACTCTAGTAGGTTTACTACGTCCTTTATATTAAAATTAGGTTTGTCTTGTACCTCGCTAATCATTGATAGCATACGGTAAATAAACTCTTTACGCGTTTCTGTCATAGCTAGCACGTTCTATATAGTCGTCGTTAATACCTAGGCTTTCGTTTTGGCGGTGCTCTTGTTCAGCCTCCCACCTTATTAGCTCTTGTTCTATATCCTCTTTAACTGTATAGGGTATATCGCTTACGTTATCGTTATACATTTTATTAAAGTGGTATATATCCGTTAGCGTTTCTATAAGGTCTTCTTTACCCTCTAAAAAACCGTTAGCTACTACAAGGTCGTAATATAGATACTCTTCTTTATCGCAGTTAATATACTTACTATCCTCTACGGGAGTTACTACGCTCTTACTTTTAGGTACAAATACCATATCCTTACCCGACTTTACCGCCCACGCTTTAGGCGTCTCGCAATTATGTACGAGCCCGCGCTTAGTTCTTAATCTTACTTTCATAGGTTAGGGTTTTTAGGTCGCCCAAGCTCTACCCACTCTTTAACCGTACCGCCATTTAATAGCGTTACCGTTCCATTTTGCCAGAGTATAAGGCGCTTTTGTCGGTGTTTATATTCTTGTTCTTGTACGTCTAGCTCTTTTTGTACCTCGTCGGCGTACGCGTACGGGTTGTTAGCAAATACTTGCTCTACAAATTGTTCAAATAATCGGCTCATTGTGGTAAATTTAAGTTTAGTTTTAGTTCGTTTAGTTTCTCTATAGCGTAGTTTAACCTAGTACGGTTTAGTCTATTGTCGCTAAAGACTTTATTTAACCCCTCTATAAGTGTTTTTTGTGGGTCTGTATCTATAGCGGTATTATTATGTATACCCTCTAGTAAGTTTACTACGTTTTCTATTAGTCCTTTTTGCTCTTGTATAGTCATTACTTAATATTTAAAGAGTTAATAAGGTCGGTTACTTCGCCTACGGGGTCATAGTCAGAGTTAAAAATATGTTTAGCCTTAGAGACTAGTTTATACTCTGCTACCGTAGTTACTTTAGGGCTACCGTCTTTAGTTCTAAACCTTGTAGGTACTTTACGCGGTAGGCTTATAATTGTTAAGTCGTCCCCGTTACTTTCAAAGTGTCGGTTTAGTTTAAATACTGTAGACGCTAACCTAGTGTTACCTAGTTCGTCCGTACACTGTTTTTGTGTAATACTAGGGTGCTCTTTTAAGTACGCTAGTAACCTTGTTAGGTGCGTGTTTTCTCGCATAATAATAAATTTTAATTAGTTAAAGACCCTAGCAACTTGTACTAGGGTTTCGCTCTTTTGAGCTCATCAGTTTAACATTAGTCTAAGTTTTCTAGTATTAAGTCTAGTATATACTCGTTTAATTTAGCGCGCTTTTCGTTGCTTATTTCTACCTTAGTACGTAAGTCTATAAAATGCTTATTAGAGTACACTATAGTATCTACCGCTACGTCTACTATTTGGCTAGGCATCTCTACGGGCTCTTCGGTGTCGTAGCTCCAGACTACCCATTCGTCCATATATTTACATATACCGTCTTTAAGGTTTTTAGGTCTACTATCTTTAGTACAATCTTTTAGTATTTCTCTACTTAGTACGCTTTTAGCTAGTTCTTTTAAATTGGTAGGGTTTTTAAACCTAGTTAATTTACCCCCCTCTAATACTCCGTATTTCATAATAATAAATTTTAGTTAGTTAAATAGTTAAATAGTGTTTTAAGTTGGTTATATTTTACGTTACCGTTAGCGTCCACTTTCCAAGACCAAAAAGTACTTTTAATCTTATAATAAGGGTAGCTAGTATTAAGCGTTAAATACTTCCATATCTGAACAAATGTAATTTTAATTACGTATTTCATTTTAATAATATTAGTTAGTTAAAGACGCCACCCCGTAGGGTAGCGTTTCGACCTTTAAGGTCTCATCAGTTTAACTCCTTTCCATTTTATAAATATATTGTAGTACTCTAGTCTCTTCTTGTTGAGCTTGCGAGTATAAACGGCTAGCTCTTTTAAGCGCGTCTATTTGGTCGGCTAGTTCTTTTAAATTAGTTAAACATACTTTATCGTATAAACCGCTAGTTACTTTTTGGTATACATTCATTAACTCGTTAGCCTCATTAGTATAGTTAAACTCTTGGCTAGTCATACAAAAAATTAGTTGTGTATGTAAGTTATTACTTAATACTTCACATTCTTTTTCGATTTGTTCAATAGTGTAATTTGTCATTTTAATAAAATTTAGTTAGTTATAGACGCTAGCAACTTGCTACTAGCGTTTCGCCTTTATAGGCTCATCAGTATAACGGGTATTTCGATACGCCCCCTATGGCGTCAGCTTGATAAGTTATAAACGTCCTAACGATTAAAGTACTTAGCGTTTGTACTAGTAGGGTAGCCCCTAGCCGTCCGTAGCATTTTACGTATATAACTATATCAATATTTCAAATAACGTGCCCCCTATCTCGAAAGCATACGCAAATGTAAATTAAAATTTACAGTTACGCAAGCACGCAAGCAATATTTTTTTTACGTTTGAATTTCTGCGCCGTAAATATGTAGGGGTGCGTAGGTGCGTATACGAAATATATTTTACATATACAAACACCGCGCTAGACCCTTAGTGTTTATGCGGTTTTTTATTATCTTTTGTTTTTGATGTACTCGTACTAGAGAAAGTACAAAGTCTCTTAGAGGGGCTAAAAATAGCCTAAAATAAAATATATAATATTTTACATTTGAATTTTAAAAGTAGTGGGTAAGTCGGGCTATTTGACCGTCTTTTTTAGAGTGAATAAAACCCTCTACGGCTTTTTTACTACCCGTATATCCTTTACGAGAGTGCCAACTATCCGACCCCGAGGGACTGCGTAAGTACTCAATAGTTACTCCTATATAGTCTTTAGCGTCTCTATATTTATATTTTATTTTGTGGTGTAAATGATGTAAATACCAATATCTATATAAGGTACTAGACCAATCTGTAGGGCGTTCGTTAGCCATAAGTAAGGGTAAGTTATCTACTTTAGCCCCGTCGCCATGCTCTAAACCTATTAAGCTATTACCATACTTATAATATTTTCTATGGGACGCGCCCGCGTCTACTCTTACGTCTTTAGTTTTTCTAAACCACGCTTTTATAGTCTTGGCTAGGTAGTGCCCGCTCTGGTAGTCATGGTTACTCATAGAGTGCACACAATCAACGGGGGCAATATGCCGTAGCATCTCTATAACTTTTACGTAGAGCTCTAGGGCTACGTCGTAAAACTCCCACCATTTACCGCCGTCGGTGTCTTGGTGCGTTCCTTTTGTAGTAGTGTTATATACGTTATCTATATGTAGTATATCGTTTCCTAAGCACAATAAAACCCTATCTATTGTAAAACCCTTAGACTTATTTATAAGCCCTTGTACGCCCTCTAAAACGCGTTTAACTGCTATATCTACGTTGTACTCGTCGCCCGTTTCTAAAGCGTTAGCGTATTTACCTATATGAACGTCGGCGGGGTTTATTACCAATAGATGCCCGTCTTTAGCTTTACGTTGTATATACTTGTAGGTTGGTGCGTGTGCTTTTACGTAGTCTTGTACCTTTTTAAATACTTGTAGGTCGTCGCGGTTTTGTTTTGTAACAATGCTAAAACGTGGCTCGCCTTTAAAGTTCTGCCAATGCTTAACGCTTACAACGTCTTTTTTATGTATTCCCCGCTCTTTAAGGTGTAAGGTTAGTAACGAGTTATCGTTTATATTTTGGACGTACTCGCCCCTATGTTTTTTTATAAGGTCTACCTCTTCGGGTGCTAACCTCATGCGGTTAAAACTATCGGGCTTACTCATTCTTAAAAACGCTAAAGCACAAAGGCAATACCGCTATAAAAGATAGTAATACATTGTACTCGGTTAGTCCGTTGGTCGCCATATCGGTAACGCTCGCCGTAACAAGTACACCCGATACGCTACGCTTTGCGCTCCATTTTTTATTACGTTGCCCCTCTTTAAAAACGTCCGCTACCTTACCTATATTTTTTAGTAGCGGGCGCATTATTTAAGGCGGTCTTTTACTAATAGGTTTACTAAGCCGTCTAGCTTGGCAAATACTTTGTTGTCTTTTTTTGTTGGTGTAAGGTTTACTATAACCTTAGCAAATGCTAGCGCGCCTATAATAAGCTCGCCCCAATTATTACTAATAAAATCAGTCATTATATAAGTCTAAACAAATGAAACAAAAAGGCATATATATATAATGCCCCGTACCGTCTTGGTATCTTTTAGAGTATACCCCTAAGAGTATACCCGTATAAAACCCTATAGAAATTTCCCACCCCATTAATAAAGCCACGTAACGCCGTCGGGTAGGCTAGGGTCGTTATCTACGTGTATAAAAGTTTTAGCTATTCCTATGCGTTTAAAACCTACGCTAATTAATGCGTCTAACATTGTAAACCTATCCGACGAGTTAGTACAACGAATATCTACCGCATAGCCTCGTAGGTGGCTCGAGTTTTTACTTCCTTTTACGGCTTTATTCTTAGCCTCTGACCGCCAACTAGAATTAATAATAAAAGGTATTCCCGCAGTCTGGCGCGCCATATCTAACATTATTAAAAGCTCGTCGTCCATTTTGCTAAAACATTCTACGCCGTCGCAAGTAAACTCTTTAGGGCTAAAGTGCTTTATCATTTGTCTAATAGCTTTTTAATGTTATACAATAAAGCCGTACTTAATAGTAATATAGTAAGCGCTTGCTCTATATCTACAAAGGTAATACCTACCGCTCCCGCATTAATAGTATTAAATACTACAGTGTCTATTTTGTCTTGCATTTTTTACCCTTTTTTTCTAGGTATAGCTTTAGCAATTTCTCGTATTGCTCTTTATTGTTTTTACTGCCTTTAGGTCGCCCCATTATTTTTTAGGTTTTATCCACATATACGGGTTATAGGTCGGAGCTCCCGAAATAGTTAAACCGTTCTCGTAGTATATTGTAGTAATAGGGCTCATATCCGCACCGCTACCCGCGTTATATTCTGCTAGGGTGCTATTGTTATTTTGTAAATAGTCTATTAAACGCTCGCTATAAAATTGCGCGTTATTACGTTCTTTAGCTATTAGACTATCTACCTCGCTTTTACTTATTGGCGTTGCGTTGTCCCCGCTAATTTGCGATATAGAGCTATTTAAAACCTTATTAGATAAATAAGGGTATAACTCTACTAAAGACCAATACATAACCGTACGCCTTATATAATCGTCCATAAGCGTAGCGTATGCAGTAGATAAGCTAGCTACATTTGTTTTGAGATACTTATACAAATTAGTACCTAGTATTGGTTGTATGTATTTATCTTGAGCGGTTAGTATAGCGGGTAAAAAATATTTTTCATCTATACTGCCCCCTACTTGACTATATGCTTTTATATAGTCAGCATCTACAAATATTACTTGAGTAGGTAAAGCCATAATTTTAGTGTATTGCTATAATATCGCGCGCGGTTGTACCTCTTGAATATACTTTATTTACTTTGATAAAATCAAGGTAAGTACCGCTAGCTATATTTTTTAAAGTTATTGTTTGACCGTCTATTGTATCTACCTTTAAGTCTCCGCCCGTACCTATAAAAATATTAAACGGTACGTCGCTTACTTTTGCGGTGTCGCTTGGTGTTACTTCTTGGGCTACTTCGCCTTTGGTATATCTAGCTTTACTTTTTTGTCTTGTATCTAACGCCATTTTTATTATTTGTTTTTATGTTTTAAACTTCCTCTATTAGGTAAATCTATTGTAGGGGTACTAGACTTACGCCACCCTCTAGGGTTTGTTATACCCGTACCTCTTGTATTTGGGCTTACTTCTGTATCGTTATTTAGCCCGTCGTTAGGTAAAAATTGCCCGCTAGCGTTTCGCTTACGTTTCCATACTTGCCGTATAAATTTATGGTGGCAATATACCCCGCCTTTCCATTCCCAAATTGAGTACGTGCTTTTACCCTCTGGGGCAAAGTCGCCATTTATACCCTCTTTACCCATTTGTATAATATCCTCGTACCTATATGATACGCCTAGCTTTGCGTTTGCTACCATATTCTTACAAAATAAACGACTATTCTTACTTAGGTTTCTACTATATCTATAACGTACTTTAAATAGTCCCTTATCGGTTTTACTCTTGTCCTCGGGGTTAGCGTATCGTTTAAAAAACTTATACGGCTCGTTATGATATTGCGCCTCTAGTTGCGTGTCGTCTATCTCTGTCTCTTCTACAAGTTCCCAACTATTAGTATTAACTACCTCGCCTACCTTGTCTAAATACTCTAGCCATAGGTTAGCGTCCTCGTCGCATAGGTGTACGTTTTCGCTTAGATTAGCTACCTCTTTTACTTTTTTTCTACTCCAACTATGCCCCGCGTCGCCACCCCAAAGAGCCCAAGCAATACGCCCCGCACTTGGAAAACCTTTTTCGCCTATGTTAAAGCCTTGCCCTTTTTTGTCTACCTCATGGCGTTCAAAGTAAGAGTACATACGCTTTATAGTATCTATACTAAGGTCTTTACCGTTGCTAATATCTCTAGCTCTAGCTACGCCTACCTCTGTACCGCCTCGCTTATATTCTTTACGCCACTCTAAACCTCTTTTAGCCTCTTCTACCATACCTTTAGTAGGTGTACGGTCTACGTCGTCTTGGGTTTTATAGTTGCGTTTCTTCTTTTTTTTTTCAAATAAAGAAAGACTTAGCGCTAAGTCGTCAGACTTAAAAAAACCCTTTGCAACTTCTGGCGGTAACTGTAAAAACTGTATCAAAAATACTATTGCTTGCTCTTCAGTTAAAATACCCTCTTGTACTTTGGCTATAATATCTATAGCGCTACTAATTTGCGCACCGTTATAGCTTGCGTCTACTTGCTCTATTTCGTCTTCGCTTACCTCTTCGTCTACTATAGGGTTATCTACTTCGGTGTTATCGTCTATTATTTCTTCTTCTGCGTACTCTTCCGTAAATGGTTGCGCACTTTCAAACTCTAGCTTTATACCCTCGCCCGCCTCAAACATTATAAGCTCAAGCGCCTCGGTCAATAAATCCCTATAACCCGTTACTACTGTCTCTTCAAACAATACGCTCGCCGTTTGTAATTCGTCGGCATTATTACCAAGTCCGCCACCGTCAGAGTTTACCCCAAATAAACGAGGGCTTACTACTCTATGGCTTACCATAATTTTATTAGTTATTTCAGTACTTAAAAATTGGTATTGCTTGTCAGCGTCAGAGAGTGCAAAGCTCGTTATCTCGGGAGCGTTGGCGCGGTCGTCTGAAAATGAAAGTATAAACTTACCCGCGTTTTTAGACCCGCTTAGTTCGTTTTCTATTTGGCGTTTTACCTCTCGGCGTTTCTCTTCGCTAGGTATACCTTGGTTAAATGATAGTAAAAAACTAGGGGCTAGACCGTTTTGTATGTTTGCTAGGTGGTACTCGCTTACGTTCTTATCTAGGTTAATATAATTTAGTCCCCCTTGATAGTCTGGCTTTGGGTAATAGTAAGACCCTACGCTATACATTTTAAAACAAGCTATTTGACTAGGAAAAGCGTGTTTTTGTTCGGGGTCAAAGGCTTTGACTTTGTCATATCCCGCCTTTTTTACGTTAGCCCAATCTTTAGAATAATAGTAAAAATCTACTTTGCCGTCGGTCTCTTCGCCCGTTCTCATATTCTCGTACGGTATATGCTCTACGTCTGTTATAGTAGTGCGGTCTAGGGAATAAGATAAAGACAAGTAAAAACCGCCCTGTACTTTAAGGTCTAAAACGCATTTTTGTATTGTGTTTTTACCTACACCCTTATCGAATAGTTGCAAAAACTTAGCCCAAGCCTCTACCTTTACGTCTTTGTCGGGACTTGTTACCCCGTCGCCGTATATCCAAGACGCTATAGAATTACATAACGCATTATGTACGCTAGACTTTTGGTATAAGTCTATAAGATAACTAGGGTAGTCGTTGTTTTGTCCGTAGCTTACGTACTCGTCGGAGCTCTTTACTACTTCGCTATCGTCTGTATACTCGTAAGAGTTATTAAATGTATGTAGCTTACTCATTCTTATAAGATATTACCGTAGGTATAGTTTGCCTATCGGGGTTATAATATGTATTAGTAAAGTCGTAACTATCGTAAACCATAGCTACCCCTTTATCTATCAATATACGCGCGTTTTGGTCGCTCTTACCTTGCACCGTTGCGGGGTAGTCTACGTTTTCTAGTACGCCGTATATATTATAGTCGTATTTACCCGCGTTATCTAAGCCTATTACACCGTTACGCGTTGGGGTTTCTAGCGTTGCTAAATCTATACGTAGGTCAAAAGTAATATACCTAGCGTTACTACTCTCTTTAGACTTTTGTAGTAGTGTATCGTATACCTTACCCGTAGTTTGTTCTATTAATTCTATTAAATAATGTGTGGGCGCACTTAATACCGTAGGTACTTGGTGCGTAGAATTAGGTATAAATACGGGTTTACTCTTGTTTATTGCGTTACTAAACAAATTACTAGAGTAATTAACCGTTATTTTATTCCGATAGTTCGGTATCTTTTTTAGGCTTAACACTAGTAAATAAATTAGGGTTTAGTTTATAAATAGTTCTAAGTAAATGCTCGGGTAAGTTATCGCTAAGTATAGTTTTTTTAGGACAATATACCGCGCTACCTATATACTTCTTTTTTAGTTTCATTTTCATATCTGTAAATATAAGAAAAGGCGGTAAGGCTTTCAACTCCTACCACCTTTAATTTAACTAATTAATAAACCGTTTTATATTTGCGTTGCGCTAAAAGATATTTTATCCGTAGTTATATCCTCTGGGTTAGTAGTCATATTTATTGCGGGCTCTGTACCCATAGCGCTAAACTGTAAAGTAAAACCTATAGGGTCGCCTAGTGCCGTATCGCCGTTATGAATAAAAGACCCACCGCTACAACGTACCATTTTTTTATAGTCCATTAGGTAGAAAATACCGTTATTGTCTCTTACCATAATTTGCCATATACCCGCAACTATATCCTCGAATAAATCAATCGTACTAGCTTGTACGCCTCTGCAAACTATCTCTAGGTCTTGTTGGTATGCTACCCCGCTATCGCTTGTTACTATAGTTTGGTTAAAGTTACTTTGGTATTTATCTAAGTCTATTACGTACCAAAGACCGTCGCCCGCGTCTGCCGTCGCTACCGCCGTAGCTTCGCCACTACTTGCAGTTACTAAAGATAATTTACTAGAACTTACACCACTTATTAAACATATTTGGTCTATACCCCCTACGTCATTTTGGCAAAGTATACCTTTACCCGTCGTTATTGAACAACTCATATTTTTATATTTTAAAGGTTATAAAAAGGTAGGGCAATAAAGCCCTACCGTAATAAGTCGTACTAACTATGATATAGTTTGATTAACTGCTAGAATACAATCAGACTTTAGACCTACTTGTACACCAATTCCGAAACGCATAACTAACTGAATAAAGTCGCTACCGTCGTATTGGTATCTAGGAATTACTTGCATCTCTGTCATATCAGTACCTAAATTAGTACCTACAAACAAGTTAGACGCTCTACATAAGATAATAGCGTCGTCTGGCATACCTTGTGCCATATTAACCGCTACGCCTAAGTAAGATACTGCGCCAAATTTTTGGTTATATCCTCTTTGCTCGTAACCGCCACCGTTAGACGCTAATTTACCTAAGTATAAAGCGTAAGTTTTAGGGCTTACTAAGAATTGACAGTCGTCATGTGTTAAGATACCCGCGCATTGGTCTACGGCTTTGTCGTATGCCGCTTGCATTTTAGCTAAGATATTACCCTCTGCAAGTGCCGCCCCTAAGTCTATATAGTTAGCCGCTAGGTATAATTGACCCGCTTGTACTCCGTCGTTGTCAATAGTACCGTCGTTAGAAATAAGACCCGTACCTAAACCAGTAGACCCCTTATAAATAAATTGTTCAACTTGTTGAGCTGACTGACCCGCAACAACTGACGCCGCAAAGTCTATAAAGTCTGTAGGCTCGCCGTTTCTTGACCCGTTCATTTGAGACGCTACCCAAGTAGGGTACAGTTTACCTCTACAAAGTGCCTCGTTTACCATTACGTCGGTAGTTGTAAGTACTGCCTCATCTAAAGTTAAGTTATCGCCGTTAGTTACACCACAAGCCGAACCTACGATAGGGTCAGCACTTACTAAAGATGAAACTACTGCTTTGTTACGAACACCCGCTAAAGATGTTAAGTAACCGTTTTCTATTGAGTTAGATGCTACCGCGCTAGTAATGTAAGGTAGTGCCAACTCGCCCGCGTAGGTATTGTTTGATACCGTCGGGAAATTTGTAAAATCGTATTTTTTATTTGCCATTTTATTTAGTTGTTTTTAGCGTTTAAAATAATATCTAAATGCTTGTTACCCGTTTCTATTTTACTAGGGCTTGTTGGTGCATTGTGTTTTAGTGGCTTTACTGCCGATAATTTACTAAGTTTTTGTACAGTCTCTTTAAGTTCTGTATTCTCATTAGTAAGACCCTTTACGGTGTCTTTAAATTCAGAACGTAAAATCTCTAAGGCGTCTACTAAGTTTTCGTTAGTAACGTAGTTAGATAAGTCTACGGTTTCCGCGCTCATCTCTTCCTCTTCTTTTTCGTCCTTTTTAAGGTCTGCCTCTTCGCCGTCCTCTTCGGGTTGCGTAAGGCTTGTAATTTCTCCGTCGCTTACTACCATTTTAGCCCCGCCCTCTACTTCATATTCGCCCGTAGGTAATGGCATTTTTTCGCCGTCTTCACCTACTACAAATACTAGAACGCCGTCCTCAAATTTTTCAGCATCTGTACCAATTTTAGTACCGTCCACTAGCATAGCCTCAGCCATAAGCTCGACCTCGTTAGTTTCCATTCCTAAAATGGCTTTAATTTGGTTAATAGTGTTTTTCATATTTAAGTATAAGTTACACCTATACAAAGATGCTTTTTATAAAAGTTAGTTTATCTTTAAATAAAAAATGAAACGTAGAAAAAAGACGGGCGAGAAAACCCTATTTTATAAAATCTGGCAAGCACGCCCGCACGTTTGTACTAACTGTAAAGAGCATTTAGGTAACGAGGCTAAAGCGTGGCACTTTGCCCATATAAAACCTAAAGGCTTATACCCCGAGTTAAGACTAGACCCCGACAATATTAGACTACTCTGTTACGAGTGTCATTATGCCCTAGACTTTCAAAGTAAAGACAAGTTTATAGCCCGCTCTCGCGAATAACTTTACGTATACGGTTTAGTATATTCTCGTCTTCGCTTAGTGTTGTCTGCTT